GCCTACGGCGTGGACACAAAAAAAGGGCCCCGCAAGGGGCCCTGTGAATGTTGGCAACTGCTCAAAGGTCAAGCAGCAGCGCCAGTATAGCGGCCAATATGACCGCGCAGATCAACGCCATACTGCCACCAATGGCGCGGCGTCATACTTAGGGGCAGGGCAGGCCACAGTGAAAAGCCCCGCGCCCCGCTTGATGCGCCCCCAGGCGTCTTTTCGGTTTTGGTTCACCAGCTCCCCCCGCTTGACCGCGCCATAGACTTGATCGCGCGTGAACCCCTCCGCTTCGATCTCCACCATGGTGCGCGGTGTCTCGCAAAAATCAATTAGAGTCATGGCGCATCCCCCTTGGGTGGTGCCGGCGGCGGCGCATAGCGCCTCAAAATGTCCTCAAAGATCGGATGCAGCATCGGCCACCTCCCATGCGCTATCTTCACCGCTGGCCAGCGTGGGCGCAGTGCTCAATGGTTGCCAGTCCCAGGCGGTAAGGTTCTTTTTAGCGTTGAGCGCCTCATATGCGGCCACGTATTCGGCCGTGCTCATACTGGCCCCATGGGGCGGGTAAAAACGCTTTTCGGCCCCCTTAGATTTCACCGGCTTATGCTTGCCGGTGCATTTTGCGTGATGCGCCATGATGCCATCGCGCGCGGTTTTGTATGTGGTTTTGCCAATTTTTACGGTTTGCATGTTACGGTCTCCAAATAAAAAGATCCAAAGCCACCACAATGATGGCCACCAAAAAAACAATGCGCTGCGCGCGCTCAAAAATAGTCATAAGTTCCCCAGAAAAAAATGATCAAAATCAAAAACGGCCACATAGAACCCGCGTGGGCTCGCGTGCACTTCGTAAAGCCAGGCATCAGTGTCTTCCATGGCCAAGGCATCGGCCAAGGCTTGGGCTGCGCCCTTGGTGGTGAAATAGTTCATATGGTGCAGCATCCACAGCATGGAAAGTCTTCGCACCGGCCCCGTGGGTTTCGATAGAACGTGGCCGGGCCGGTTTCACCAATGAAGGTTATCTCGCCCGGTTCGCCCGTGATCCATGCGCGCCGCGTGGCCGTGCAATATTGAATCTCATCTCCCGGATATATCGGCGCGCCGGTGCGCGCATCCTTACCCTTAAATTTTGCCTTCATAGTCTTAACCATGGTTTACCCTTCGTTTAGTTGATAGCGTGCACCAATGCGCGCCCCAATGCGGCCAGCAATGGCCGCATTAGGTCAAGCATTGGCCAAGCGCAGATTGATCACCCGGTGGCGTGAGCCATGGGCAGGAAATCCCACAATGGCCGCGCGCTGGCGCTGGCACAGCTGGCAGCTGGCGCAGCTGACGTCAGCGCGCTGAGTGGCCGGGCAGATAACCACCGGGCGACCCGCTGGCGTCACTGTGTTGGCCGTGGTGGTACTAGGTAAAACCACCACCACGGGGCCCGCATTTTGACTGGCCAAATAATCGGCGTCGCTTAGATCATTCGCGGACAAATTGACCGTAAAACCCCATGCATTCGCGTGGCGTATCCATGCGATGGATTCAGCATCGCGGTGGTGCGAATACGTGAAACCACGGCGGCCAGTATTGGCGGCCACCAGCTGGCCGAGCTTGACAGCGTCAACAGTGCCATCGATCGATGGCAGATCGCCCGCCTGATTGTGCCGCCACAGCTGGCCATCAGGCAGCGCGCTGATGGTTTCGCAAAATTGGCCCCATGACGTGCCGCGCGTGCCCGCGCTGACAGCTGCCCAATGCAAGGCCAGCGGGCCGCTGGCCGCGTAGCATTCAGCGCGCATGGCGCAGTCTGGCGGGCATGATGCCTTTTCGGTGGTGCTGACAGGGATCGGGCCGGTTTTAGCGTTGGCGCTTTTGAGGGTTAAATGTACTTGCATGGTTTAGCCCCTTTTGCAGATTTGCGCGTCACCCTGAGCCATGCGGCCAGCCAGCACGGCCAGCCCCTTGATCAACACACTAGCGCGCACGCGCTCAGTTACGCCGATGCCCTTATTGACTGTGAACCAGCCATGCGGGTCAACAGTTACAGTAACTGGCCGACCTTTGACGGCCAGCCATGCGGACGCGTAAGCGCTGGCCAAATTTGTTTTGTCGATGATGTCCATAATTTACCTTTCGATTATTTGACTGAATTGATCGGCCAGCGCGTGGCTGGCCGGGTTGACGTTTAAATGTATTCGGCACAATACCAACTAGAGATAATAAATTCAGGGTTTGACACGACTTTGTATGCCAGCGCGATGGCCATGATTTCATCTTGCTGGCTGGTTTTCATGGCGCTGCGATGCAGCGCGGACAAACCGCGCGCCATGTAATCGTCACCAAGTGAAATGCCATTGACCAAGATTTTGGCGATATCGCGCTGCTGGCTTTTGTTGAGTGTGGACATTTGTGGGCTTTCTGTACTGTAGTTGCTGGCTCAAAATCAAGCCAGTGGAGAGAGTGTAAGGGATTATCTAGCGCTTGTCAAACGCCCACATATTTTGCCCTTCGATTGTGTGGGGCTATTGTGTGTGGGCAAAGTGGGCGATTGTGTGGGCCATGCGTGGACAATTGTGGACAAGCGGCCAGCGCGTCATTTTGCCAATGAAAAGCCTACTTTGTGGACAATGTGGGCAGTGTGTTTTGATGTCAGTTAATTTAAAAATGTATGTAATACTAAGTAACTATACAGTAGGTGTATGGCTCACGAATGCTCACACCCCATGGTTTAGGCAGCGACTAAAAAAGGGGCGTCCACATTGTCCACAAGCCCCCCACGAAAGTACTACATCATGCCACCAGGCCACCAGCCAGCGAGCCACCGGGTCGTGTGGACACTGCCCACATGACCCCCCACTAAAGTACTACAAACTGCAAGCTGGTGGCCGCGTGCCGGTGGCCAGTTGCTTTTTGGCTGAGGGCCCCCGGGTAGGGCCGAGCGCCAAAGGTCACGGCAGCGGAAGGGGCGTGAACAAAATTTTTTATAGCCCACATTGCCCACATTGCCCACATGACCCACAAATTTTTAATTTTATTTTTGGTATATTCGGCACATGTTTGAAAGCCTACCTTTTGCACCGCGCAAGGTCGAAGCGACTGAGGCGCGTTTGCACCGCATCTACGAAGCCGCCAAGTTGGGGCTGAAAGGCGACTCGTTGGCGTTGGCTTCTGGCATGCTGCCATCCGAGTACCGGCAACTGGTGCAGCTTGACCCCATCGCGGAGATGGCCGCGCAAAAAGGCAAGGCAGACGCTGAGATGGAAATGTCTCAGTGCTTGCACAAGGCAGCGCGCGAAGGCGACTCCAAGGCGGCGTTGGCAATCCTGCAAAACGTCCACGGCTGGGTGGCCAAACAATCTATCACTATTGATGTTGACCAGCGCATCTCAGTCACCCAGGCGCTGCGCGACGCTGAGTCCCGCGTCATCGACGTCATTGCCCATGAGCCCTCACTAAATAAGCTAACACATGCAGAGCACCAAGTACAGCGCTGAAGACGAACAAGAGCTGATGGCCCGGCTGTGGAGCCCGGCGATTAAGGACAACCCGCTGGCGTTTGTGATGTTTGCTTTTCCCTGGGGCGTCAAGGGCACGCCACTGGAGCACTTCACCGGCCCACGCAAATGGCAGCGCGAGGTGTTGCTGGATATTGCCGAGCATATCAAAGCTAATAGCAATAAAACTGACTTTGATGTGCTGCAAGAGGCCATCTCATCTGGCCGGGGTATTGGCAAGTCGGCGTTGGTCTCATGGATCACGATCTGGATGCTGGCCACCAGGATAGGCTCGACGACCATCATATCGGCTAACTCAGAGTCACAACTACGGTCAATCACTTGGGCCGAAATCACTAAATGGCTGGCCATGGCCATCAACTCGCACTGGTTTGAGGTTAGCGCCACCAGAGTGATGCCGGCCAAGTGGCTGACCGAACTGGTTGAGCGGGATTTGAAGAAAGGCACCCGGTACTGGGGCGTGGAAGGGCGGTTGTGGTCAGCCGAGAACCCCGACGCCTACGCTGGCGTACACAACTTTGACGGTGTGCTGGTGGTTTTCGATGAAGCCAGTGGTATTGACGATTCGATCTGGGCGGTGACGGGCGGCTTTTTCACAGAAAACACGCCAAACCGCTTCTGGTTGGCCTTCAGTAACCCGCGACGCAATACCGGGTACTTCTACGAGGCGTTTAATAGCAAACGAGCGTTTTGGCGCACCAGAATTGTGGACGCCAGGACGGTTGAGGGCACCGACAAGGCGGTCTACAACCGAATCATTGACGAATATGGGCCTGACTCATCACAAGCGCACGTCGAGGTCTACGGCATGTTCCCCAGCGCGGGCGATGACCAGTTTATCGGCGCCGACATAGTGGACGACGCCATGGCCAGACCTAAATATAAGGACGCCAGCGCCCCGATCGTGATTGGCGTAGACCCGGCGCGGTTTGGAGCGGACGCTACGGTGATCGCGGTTAGGCAAGGGCGGGATATTGTCAAGATCATGCGCCACAGGGGCGACGACACCATGACGGTGGTGGGGTATGTAATCGAAGCGATTGAAGAATTTAAGCCGGCGCTGGTCGTGATCGACGAAGGCGGGCTGGGCGCGGGTATTGTTGATCGATTAAAAGAGCAGCGGTACAAGGTCAAGGGCATAAACTTTGGGAATAAAGCCAAAAACCCGATCATGTATGGCAATATGCGCGCGCAAATGTGGGGAGATATGCGAGAATGGCTGAAATCTGCTAGTATCCCTAGCGACAGGTTCTTGAAGACGGACTTAATTTCGCCTATGATGAAGCCTGACTCACGGGGAACAATCTTCTTGGAAAGCAAAAAGGAAATGAAAGCTCGCGGTCTTGCCTCACCCGACGCTGCTGATGCTATCTGCGTCACATTTGCCTTTCCAGTGGCACATCGTGAGTATACTGAACCTAAGCGCACCGCTAGAAGCTACGGTAGCGCAGTGTCAACTGGATGGATGGGCGCATGAAGAAGAAAAGCGTATCTTTGTCAGTCGGTCGCGGCGAGAAGTTGCCGGTGGCCAAGGGCGCGGGCCTGACTGAGAAGGGCCGCGCTAAGTACAACGCCGCCACTGGATCTAATCTCAAGGCGCCAGCACCCAACCCTAAGACCAAAACAGACCAAGGCCGCAAAGATTCATTTTGTGCAAGGATGGGCGCGGTAGCAGCAAACGCCAAGGACGGCGAACGCGCTAAAGCAGCTCTTAAACGATGGAAGTGTTGACATGGCTACCAAACCTGGACTTTACGCAAACATTCACGCCAAGCAGGCACGCATCGCCGCTGGCTCTAAAGAGAAGATGAGGAAGCCTGGCTCGCCTGGCGCGCCCACTGCCAAAGACTTCAAAGATTCAGCCAAAACTGCAAAGAAGAAGTAACATGCCGCTTGTCAAATCAAAGTCTCCCGAAGCATTCCGCAAGAACGTTAAGGCTGAAATTAAGGCGGGCAAGCCCGTCAAGCAAGCCGTGGCCATTGCGTATGCAGTCAAACGTGCAGCCCCGAAAGGAAAGAAATGAAGACCCTTGCTCCCATCGCCAAACTTAACAGCCGCGAGCCCAAAATGTCTGGCGGCGGTATGCCTGACCGCAACAAAGAGACTCGTTCACCCACTGCCAACTGCAATGCCACGATTCCATCGGGCAACAATGTCAAGGCGACGGTGGACAAAGTCCTTAACAAGATCAAATAATGGCAGACTTCACAGGCATTGCGGCTGCTGGCGCAGTGGCCGAAGGCGGTAAACCAAAGAAGAGCGCGTCTGACATCTTGGCCACAGCCCGTGCCAGGCTGGATATGGCGGTGTCTGCGCTTGCCGAGAGCCGCGAAGATGAGATCGACGACCTGCGCTTTTATGCCGGCTCGCCTGACAACCACTGGCAGTGGCCCGCCGATGTGCTGGCCACCCGTGGTGCGGTGCAGGGCCAGACGATCAACGCTCGGCCATGCCTGACAATCAACAAGCTACCCCAGCATGTGCGCCAGGTCACCAACGACCAGCGCCAGAACCGCCCCGGCGCCAAGGTCATCCCGGTGGACGACAACGCCGACGTGGAAGTGGCCGACATTTTTAACGGCATGATTCGGCACATTGAGTACATCAGCGACGCCGATGTGGCTTACGACACTGCCTGCGAAAACCAAGTTTCTTACGGCGAAGGTTACCTTCGCTTGCTGACCGAGTACTGCGACGACAACACGTTTGATCAAGACATCAAGATTGGCCGGGTTCGCAATTCCTTTTCGGTCTACATGGATCCAACAATTCAAGACCCGACCGGCGCGGATGCCAAGTATTGTTTTGTCACTGAAGACTTGACCAAAGCCGAGTTTGAGCGGATGTATCCAGACGCATCGCCCATCACCACCTTGCAGTCGCTGGGTGTGGGCGATCAGTCAATCAGCAACTGGCTCAATGAAGACACGGTTCGCATTGCGGACTATTACTACATTGACTTTGACCCCGAAACGCTGAACCTGTACCCCGGCAACGCCACGGCGTTTGAGGGTACGCCAGAGGACAAGCAACTGCGGGCAATTTACGGCAAGCCTAAGAAGTCACGCCAATCTGACCGCCAAAAAGTCAAGTATTGCAAGATCAACGGGTACGAAATCCTTGAAGAGCGTGAGTGGGCAGGCAAATACATCCCCGTGATTCGCATCGTGGGCAACGAATTTGAGGTTGACGGTCGCTTGTACGTGTCGGGCTTGGTGCGCAACGCCAAAGACGCCCAGCGCATGTACAACTACTGGGTCAGCCAAGAGGCCGAGATGCTGGCCCTGGCGCCCAAAGCCCCATTCATCGGCTACGGTGGCCAGTTTGAGGGCTATGAAACAAACTGGAAGACCGCCAACACGCAGAACTGGCCGTATTTGGAAGTCAATCCAGACGTTACAGACGGCCAAGGCGGCATGTTGCCACTACCCCA